AATCTGCCATTACATGTAGCTAACCACACGGTCTGGGGCAGCTAACGTACCCTGAGCTACACGGGCCAACGCCAAAAGTCTATCTTTCTCAGGTTCGATAATTCGGGACAAAAGCGCTAAGCGAGCTTTGTTACTCTCGTCCTTATACAGTTCATCCGTCAAACCCTCGTATGTGGCCTCATCTAAAACGTCTTTACGAAAACTGTCCTGGTTTCCCGAAAACAGCTTCGCTAGATCGGAAGAACTGTAACTAGCCATTACTTGGAATCCTTTTCGTATTCTTCGCGGGTTTGCCAGTCTTCTTTAGACCAGCGACTCAGCCGATTTTCGGACGATTTTTTGCCGGCATACCGACCGCCCGCATCTTTATAGTACTTAGTCGCAAGCTGCATTGCACGAGCACTATGTCCGCCAAGTTTTGCGCGAGCTTTTGCCTTGGCTTGAGCCCATTTGGCGGGATCTTTTTTCTTAGCGATATCGGCCATTAGTACATCACGTAAACGTGTTCGACAGTACTAATCCCACTAATAGATGTAATAGAAATAGGCATATGCGTATCAGCTCGAATGTGCTGAAAAGTCATAGGAGTTCCAGGAGCATCTGCCAAAGTTACAACTAAAATTTTGTCCGCATTTTTAGAAGCACTTTCAATAAAAAATCCGCGACACGCCGGAAAAGTAGTATTAGTGCCAGAAGCATTCACTAAAAATCCGCTGGCATACGGAAGCGAAGCTGTTTGCCCGTAATAAGATCCAAACGCCCGGATGTCCATATTTTTAAAGCTTTGACGTAGTGTAAGTCATCTGGAAGTTTCCTCAATCAGTCTATCTAAATACCACGCGCATTTTCGGAGATCTTCAATTCCGTTTTTGTGTTCCGTCCTCCATAAGTACTTGATGCACGCACCGCGGCAATATGCTTTAAATCCCTCGCTACCTAGCGCAGCTCGCATCGCATCGATGCACTCTATATCACCTTGCGTATAGTGAGGCGGGTGGTTTACAATGTCAACCGGGATTGAACCAGAAGATTGTTCCATTGTTGTCCTCGACGAAAGCTCGCAGTCTATATGCGTCCGTTCTAGAGACTGTCTGAAAACAAACAACTTTCGCAATAACGTAACCCACACTGACAATCGCAGCGCCACGGCTGGCCACGTTAGGAAAGTCTTAGTAAGCAATCACAGTCTAAAAGAGTTTCGTGTAGTTCACTTAATTGCTGAGAGTACTTAGTATCATCATGTAAGATTAAACCGTCTGGATGAAGTTTATAAACATTCCCATTTTTATAAACGGGAACGCAACGACGATGTTCGTAACTAGCGGGGATATTCTCGAAGGCAAGACCCATTGAGCTGCGGTCGGCAATAGGCCAGTTCCTGATACCGACTCGGGCATAGCTTTTTTCAGGATCGTAACTGTCCGAACGAATGTACGCATCTGCGCCCTCTTGATCCAAAATCATGGCGCCATAGTAAGGGTTAGCTAACTGCGCAAAGAAATTGATATCGCGATCAACAACAAGAATTTTTGGAACAGTGAAGCCAATCGGACCCCACACCGATGGGGTCTCGCGAACTAAAGAATAAGGGTAGTGATTATCGAACGGAATTTTTCGTCCATCAAAATTTTCATATCGAACAAACCCCGGTTCCAGCCCTAAGCGTTTTAAACGAGGACGCCATCGAACCCAATAAAGAAAATTAGAAAGATTTAAAACCATATCATTCTCTTGGTAAATGTAATAATCTGCATGTCTGTTTAAAACCGCTAAAGCTAAATCAGTTTTATGTGCCCAGGTCAAATACCAACCTTCATAACCAGGAGACGCAACCTTAACTTCGGTCTCTACGTTACTTACAGTCTTAAGAACTTCCTCTAAAGCCTCCTGATCCTCCTGAGCCTCATAGTTTATATAAACACACAAGTACACAGAACAAGGAAATTCGGCATAAGCCTGGACAACGCGAAGCAAGCAATCTATGCGTTTTAAAGGATCATGTGCGGTAACAGCGGCCCAGATCTTTTTATCGCGCATATCCGGCTCGGCTTGGCCGAGAAGCGTCTGCACTTTAGGGGCTCCCACGTGGCGAAAATCAGTACTCAATCGAAAACTCCCCACGACGTTGGAGGTACGTGATCAACCAGGTGTACGCGTCCAGCAGGTCGTCATGCGCGGTGGCGCCGACGTTGATCAGCTGATCGAACAAAGCGTCGAACTTCCGGTACTTATTGAACGTGATTTTCTTGTTTTCTAGCAAACCTAAAGTTCCACGGAAGCGGGCGACTTTGTCACCTCGAAACCCTTTGACTTCGTGGATATGCAAATTGCTCAGATCTCGTTCATTAAGTAGGACACGGCGAATGTCTGCTGCGAGAGATGCTTGATACGCAACAGATTCAACAACTAGCGTCACAGTTGAATACGTTGGCATGTACTGCCCGTCATGCTCAACCAAAATGCCCCATTCGAGTAACATGTCGCAGAGCATATCAATTTTTTCAAGGTTGCCGATAGAGCGGCATTGGTGCGCATCGATGATGTAGTACTTGTCCTTAAGTCGTCCTCCTAAAACGAAGGCTGTGTAATCGCTCGTTTCGTTTTTACTGGCGGACAGGTCGATCCCCACAGCGAGGCTGTCGAATTCTGTAACGACTTCTCCCTTAACTAACAGATCTGGAGACACAACCAGATCAGAAGTCATCACAGGCTGCTGTTGGTACTGGTAAGCAAATGCAACAGGATCGAGTTCCTTTTGCTGAAGCAGGTATTCAGCAGACCACTGCTCAGGCCAATAACTGATTGGCTCACCAGTATTTCCGTACGTGATTGCTTCCTGGGTCACCTGCTTCCAGCCCTTCGTCGGAACAAACATCGTTTTATGAATGTCCAGCGGATGGAACCGAGTACCCAGACAGATCGACCGACCGCCTTCAAAAATAATCGGCGCGATAACGGACGACCAGTTGTTGTTCATCTCATCTCTAATAGCCGGGTTCTTAATATCCGCACTGGATTTAATAGGGTCATCGACGATAACCAAGTGCGCACGTTTGGACGTGATGGAACCTCGGAGACCAGCTGCACGCAAGGTAAATTCTTCATCGCCCACGCGGGGAATCCCTGCGTAATCGAAATCGATAGACCAGCCGATGTCCGATTGCATACCCGACTTCAACTGGACTTTCGGAAAAATCTTGCGGAACTCAGGTGAATCAATCAGCTGTCGGATGATTCGACTTTTAGGTATAGCTGTTGCGATGTTGTACGAAACGTAAATAATCTGAAGCGGTCTCTTAGCCGTTGTGTGACGGCCGATAATCCACGCGGTGAAGAGGTTCAAAACCGTGGACTTTGCGGAACCCCGAGGACTCAAAATGTCCAGGTTGGGTCCCGCGATATCTAACAAGTACTTATTTGACTCTCCCGTGATCAGGTGCTGGTGCCACTCCAGCATGTGCTTGGCAGGAGGTTTATCTAGAAGTGTACAGAATGTGTGAAAATCGTTAGCTGCTTTTGTGTAGATAGTATCAATCGTACTCGATGTGCTCTCTTGTGCGCGTACTGCACGCAGCTGTGCGCCACGCCGATAAGCAAAAGTTTCGCGGCTAGGCATATCAACAAATTGACAGTGTTGCTATATTACCCGTACCGAAATGATACCGCACGAATGGCAAAAGTTCTTTGGTACGGAGATGTCTGCAGTAATACAGGGTTCGCACGAGTAACACACAGTGTGCTGGAGAACCTCTGTAAAGAGCACGACGTTACGGTTTTAGGCATTAACTATGCCGGAGACCCGCACGACAAGCCCTACACCATCTACCCCGCTTCGACAGTCAACTGTCCAGATCGATTTGGCATACCTCGTGTGCCGGAGATCATCGATAAAGTGCAACCAGACGTCGTAATTTGTCTAAACGACATCTGGATCGTTAATCAGTTCTGGGAACGCTGTCAATTCCTGAAAGATAAGTATAAATTTAAGTTTATCGCATATTTTCCAATCGATAGTGAGCGCTATTACCCCGATATGCTCCGAAATATCGAGCATTGGGACCTGGCGATCACATTCACAGTCAACTGTGCACATCGAATCCTCGGTCACGGCATCCAAGCGACCAGATTGGGTGTGCTTCCACACGGCGTGGACACATCGAAGTTCAGCCCAATGCCTCGGGAGGAGGCTCGGGCTCAGTTGGGGATCCCTGCCGACAAATTCATCGTTTTTAACGGCAACCGCAATCAACCGCGTAAGCGAATCGACCTGACGATCCAGAGTTTCGTCAAATTTGCGAAGGATAAACCCGACACCATGCTCTATTTGCACATGGGTGCGAAGGACATGGGCTGGGATGTGATTCCGCTGTTCCGTCGAGAGTGCGAACGGCACGGAATCGACGGCGCAAACCGACTGATCCTCACATCCGAGAATCTGAACTACATGCAAGCACCTCCAGATGAGATGCTGAACCGCATTTATAACGCTTGCGACGTTGGAATCAACACCGCAGACGGCGAAGGCTGGGGATTAGTCAGTTTCGAGCACGCAAGCTGCCGTAAACCTCAGGTTGTTCCGTGTCATACCGCGTGTATAGACATCTGGGACGAGGCTGCGATGATTATGGACATCGCCACATGGGTCGTAGACAAAGATCTGGGGGTTGAGCGCGGTCTAATCAGCGTGGATTCCGCTGTCGACTGCTTAAACCAGCTGTACTACGACAAAAATACGTACGACGAAGTAGCTGCAGCCTGCTTCGCTGTTACGCAACGTCCCGAATACCGCTGGGAATCTGTTTCCGCAGGCTTTGCTGCCGCCATCCAAGACCTTCTGAACGACAAATGAACATTACTCATCGCTTTTTCCACGCGCATAGCGACGTTCTCTTCCCAATTAAGAAGGAAGTAGAAGGCGTTCCGACCGTTTACGAGCAAGCGGCACAGCTAAACGGCACATTTACGCGCATTGTGCACGGGCTCCCTAAGCACAACGTCGCTAACTTCAGCCCCAGCATCATTAAACACAACAATAAAACGTACATCGCGTGGCGATCTCAACCGGAACCGTTTGGTTTCCGGTACGACATGAAGTATTTCTACCTCAACGACCAGCCCACAGATATTTACATCGGCGAACTAGCCAACGACAAGACGATCATCGGAACTAAAAAACTTCGTCCTAATAAACATCGTCTGAGTTATGAAGATCCTCGGTTATTCTGCGGACCTGATGACAACCTGTATGTTCAATTTGTCGCGTCAACGTATGCAAGCCGTTTTGACAGTAATCCGACGAAGCTGTTCCACACTCCGAAAGTTGTTGTTTGCTGGGTGGACGGAGACTTCAACGCCGTTCATGCTGCGGTCCCGCCTATCGGCAAGAATCGGATTAAGGGCGAAACGGAGAAAAACTGGTGTTTCTTCTCGCGGAAAGAACAGCTCAACTGTTTATATTCCACACGACCCTTGGTTATCGAGCAGGAATCGGACGAGAAGATAACGATTGACACGAAAGCTTTAGACGAAGTTACGAAAGGATTCCCTACATTCAACTCACTTCCGCCCATCAACCTGGGTTACGGATATCTAATTCTTTATCACTGGAAGCACTTAACTAAAACACCAGACGGTAAGCAGTACCTGATGTACCACTTAGGTGCGTACATAATCGACAAGGACTTCACCAAAGTCCTTTACGTTGATAAAAAGCCGTTATTTACAGGCTCCCTAAACGACCATTTAATCGTGTGGACTGACTACGCAGGTAACCCAATTTCGGATCAACCGGCTGTGATCCTGCCCTTCGGCGGTTATGTGGAGAACACTCAGTTAGTTCTGGCGTTAGGCGTAAACGATGCCTTCATGGGCATCTTCCGTTGCCCGCTCGAAACGATTATGAAGCGCATGGAGAGAGTCGATTAAGACTTCTCTTCGCGCTCCATCGTTGACCACACCAGAAGTGTGGAATCTTCGAGCAGAGATTGGATGCCGGGCTGACCGTCAAATGTCTGCATCA